TGTTTTAACACGGTTATTTTCCTTTTGGATGTCTTCATCGGCTTCTCCTTTTTGTGGTAAATTAGAAGATAGCTGTGAAGCATCCTATTTTCAAAAAAAATCAATTCCTATGGGATGCTAGTGTCTTATTTTCATATAAAGCATGCCGTCCGGCGGCATCGGTTCATGTTTTTCCGCAGTGATTTTTACTATCTGGCTGTCATCGTAATAAGCCCCGGCGTATTGCATCGCGTCGAGGACGCATTTCAGCAGATTATCCAGATCGCGGCGCCTCTGGTCCGGCGGATAGGCTTCGAGAAAAAGCTCTATCCCGCCATTCAGAGGTTTGATGCCGTATGACCGGAGACGCGCAACCACGATTTCGCGGTATTTGCGTCCCGGCCTGCTGATCAGCACGCGGGGGCCGACATGCCGATAATAGTGATTTACACTGGGAGGATACGGCAGTTCGAACTCCATCTTATCCGCGTTTCCACGGCGCGGACTTCTGGCGCGGTTCGGACGATGTTACCGGAGCCGGTTTAGCGGCATAGCCTTTGATTTCGTTGCTTATTTCATCGGTATTGTCCCGCTTTTTACACTTGACGTTGATTTCAAGCGGCAGATTATGGAGGTCAACCGAATCGCCCGGCGTCATCACATTGACCGCGCGGCAGATCGCCGAAAGCTCTCCCCTGGCGATCTTAACCGCATCGGCGCTCGGGTTGTCGATATTGAGCCTTACCCAGACCTTGCGTCCTTTATATTCACCCTCGGTGATTTCGAAGGTCAGTTCGAGATAATTTCCATTACCGGACTTGGTCTGTTTCATTTCCGAATCGACGATTACCGCGATGTATTTTCCCGCGGGAACGGCTTCAAGAGCCATAACCGGCTCAACTTCATGGGCGTTAAAATTAAGAGTTGCCATAGTTACTTTTCTCCTTCCCGCAAAGCGGGTTTTGTACTTAATTGGGGGATCTGATAATTTTTTCTGTCTTTGAATTCCTGTTGCTTTCCTTTATTCCAGTCAGCAACCGGCCTGAAATAGCCGACTACTCTGCTATATACCTCGCATTGCCTGCCGCATTTAGCCATAACCTTCCTCCGGTTTAGGGAGTTCTTTAAGCTCAATGGCCGGATATTTGCTGACGATTTTTCCGGTTTCAGAATCGGTTTTCGTCAGTTGCATCGCGTAATGCCGCTTGCCGTAATAATCATTGAGGCGTTTGAGATCACGGAGCGCGTCCTTCCTGAAATGAAACACGACGCTGATTATCCGGCGCGACTTGCGCCGGTAGATAACCCAACTGCGCCGAATCATTTCTCTGCTCCGTCATTTGCCATAGCCGTCATGAACGCATTCCAGGACAACGGCAGCTCTGCGGGCAGATTGAAGCGGTTCTTCGCCACGCAGGCCGGGCCGCCGACCGTCCGCAGGATACGTTCCCCGCCATCGGCTCCGAGAGGTGCGGCAATGGTGCGTTCCCGGTTGAATCCGGCATCCTCTTTCTGCGTCCTGAATTTACGGGTGGCGAATAAAACCGCGTCCACCCATTCCGAGATCAGGGCATTGGCGTGTTTGTGCAGACGCGGCGAATACCGGTCATAGGCGGAAGATTCCGGGTCTTCGAACTTTTCGATCTTTGAATGCGCGATCAGGATAGAGGCCATGCCTTTTTCATTCCGTAGCGCGTCAAGCATATTCAGAATTTTGCGCCAGTAAGTCAGGGCATGAACATAGCCGCGGGCGTAACCACCATCCGCTTTTTCAACGCTCCGTACCCCGTATTCCCGGCAGACTTCATCGAAAATCAGCCGTTCCAGCCAGTCGAGACTGTCGATAGTCACCGTCTGGAAATCGTGTTTTTTCTGGTAGAGCGCATTCAGCGCGTCCATAACCTCGGAAAAACTGTTCGCCAGCGGGAATTTGTGGCAGTCGATTTCGGACAGCCCGTCTTCGGTTTGCACAAAAATTGCGTTCGGCGCGGAGGCGGCCAGCGAACTTTTGCCGATTCCCTCGACTCCGTATACTTCGATTCGCGGCGGCATGGGCTGTTTTCCTGATTTGATGTTTTCAAGCAGACTCATTAGTGTCCTCCTTGGGTTGGTTGTTGTGGATGTCTGTTTCTATTGGGAGTAATTTGATACTTTCCGTGACCAGGCTGTGTACCTGATCGCCGATAACCTCTATTTCACTTTGGGAATAGCGGATTTCAGGATATTCCTGAATCTCACGTTCCAGGCGGGTATGGAGCATGCCGCCGATGCTTTTGACGATGGCTTCCTTGCGCTTATTCCTGACCAGTTCTGGAGATTCAGAAATTTCGTCTTCGGCTTCCCGCCGCCGGTTTTCCATGGTTTGGTTATAGGCTTTATTAACCGACATTTTTCCGGCGGCTACGGCATTTTTGATATGTGCCGGAGCGTGCTCGTTGACAGTGCGGACTTGCTCAACCTTTCGAGTGGAAACTCCCAAAAGATCAGCTGTTTCTGTGGCAGTCTTTCCCGAAGCGCAATTTTGCGCTTCGGTACGGTTCTGCTTTAAGTTGGCATTTTTATCTTTTCTCTTATCCAACTCCGCCAGACAGTTCAGAAGCTCGCTGTCGGTAAGGTTGCGCCGGTTGCTCTGCGACTTGATGGCGTATTGCAGCGCCTTATCCTCGGTTTTGAATTCCTTCAGCACAACCGGAATCGTACTCATTCCGGCCTTTAGCGCGGCTTCGAGCCGGGTGTTTCCGTCGATCACCTTGCAGCGGTTGCCCGCCCATACGGTAATCGGATGGGCACAGTCGTAACCGTTGGTTTTCATGTCCTCGGTTATTTTTTTGAGGACATTTTCTTTAATCGGAAAAAGCGTGCTGAAAGGAGCTGCGCGGCGCAGTTCCAGCGTCGTCATAGTGCTAATACGTTCATCCATCATTATTTCACCTCCGGTACCGGCAAAGTGTTGTTCCAGCGAAATACCGAGAGATTTTTCCCGGTTATAAAGGCGTTCCAGGCTTTGATATAGTACGCCAGGGTTTCGCGGACGGTCAGCTTCTGCTTGTTCATGAGATTGCCGATCAGCTTTGTGCGCAGCGCCATGACCGGATGCCGCGTATGAAGGCTCTCACCGGTTTTCAACATGTTAATGAACTTTTCCGCCTTGCCTGGATGCTTTCTGAGAAAAAGCAGATAACACAGCCCCATATGCGAGATAACGAAATGATGTTTGCCGGTGGACACCGCCTCGGCCACATGCTCGATTACGTCCGCATGTTGATCGTAATAATTTTCAAGGACAACATTTCTGAGCGAAGCCCCGCAGGCGCTGACATTCATTTCCCGGTCAAAATGATCATATACCCAGGTCAGTTTGGCAATTGCTGCCGCGGTGCGCGAACGTTTGGAGCCTTTGATTTTCAGCACGTCGGCGAATGTTCTGGACTTGCCTTGATCAATCGTCGCCATTGCCTCCTTGCGGACGTTGTAGACGATGAGGAATACTATCGTCACCCCGGACTCGATAACCGCCCAGAGCCGGTGCTGCCCGTCGAGTACCGTGCCGTCCCCGGCGACGGCAATAGTCTGGCCGTTTTGTTCCCATTCGCCGCAGAGCATGGCGTGGGCCAGGCGGTTGACGTGCGGCATGCTGATACTCCGGTTCATGGTATTGCGTTCGAGCATTTCCGCCGCAATATCCGGGGTGACTTTGACTAACTGGGTGTACACGTTGTTGTTCATACCTGAACTCCTTTTTCGTTTGTTTCGGGTTTGGTTTTTTCCAGTTCCCTGGCAATAAATTCCATAATGGCTTTCAGGGTTTCGCGGTCGAAACGCCTGGTGAGAAAAGCGCAGAATTCTTTGAATCCCTGGCCTATGAGAGCGCCTTTGCCGTCTTTGCGGCGCGTTGAGCCGATTGTCCGGTTGTAGGCGGAATTGACCGTCATGCGGCCGGTTTTAACCATTTCTTTGATTTTGTCATCGGCGTTATCCATGACGGTGCGGATACGCTCAACTTTGCGGTGGTTTATGCCTAATAGCTCGGCAGTCTCTTTAGCCGATTTTCCCGAAGCACCACATGGTGCTTCGGTGCAATTCTGTTTGAGATTTGTGTTTTTATCTCTCCTCTTATCCAGCTCCACAACACACGCAACCAGTTCACTATCAGAGAGATTGCGCCGGTTTCTCTGGCAGGAAATCGCGTATTTTAAAGCGGCTTCCTCATCGGAAAAGGCTTTAAAAAGAGCCGGAATTTGATAGATGTTCGCTTTCTTTGCGGCGCTTAGCCGGGTATGCCCGTCAATGATGACGTTGCCGTGGTCTTTCCACAAAACCAGCGGCTGGCTGTTGTCGTAACCGTTTTTGCGCATATCCCACATTATGTCGTCCAGGACGCGCTTCCTGACCGGGAAAAGGTCGCGGAAAGGCGATGCGGTTTTGATGTCGTCTATATACATATGATCTCCCGGTGATTATCGATTGAAGGAAAGAAGGCGGGTTTCCTCGTAGCCGGTAGGCCAGAGGTTTTCAGCACGGCAGCACTTAAGCCGCTCAATGGCGGCGGTGTTTTCGGATTCGGCATAGGTAAGAGCGTCTTCGGAAATCAGCCAGACGCCGCAGCGGAACGGCTCCTGTTTTTCCACCGCGATCAGGTGGAACGGATGATTTTTGCCGGAGGCTTCCCGCAAAACTGCACAATAAAACGCCGCCTGGTGGATATACTGGAAACGCCTCGCGTCAAATTCGAAGTAATCAAGATTATCGCAGGTTTTGAGGTCGAGAATCCCGGAATCAGGACTGAAAAAATCCATACGTATCTGGCAGGGTACGCCGCAGTATTCAGTACGAACCACTCCCTCGGCGACGCCATCCTGTAATAATTCGGCTGCCCCGTTATGCAGATGGACGGCGATCTGCAGCCGTTTGATAAAATCAAAGTCTCTTGGTGAGATAACCGGTTTATCCTGGGCTTCAAGCCAGGACTGGTACGCCTGGGTGTTTTTCCCGTAGGGCTTGCCGGTGTTCGGATTAACGGGTTCGCCGACGGTGTATTCGGCATTGAATTTGTCCATGCCTTCCAACGTCAGCGTATGCGCGGCGCGGCCGATCACATAAGCCGGGCGATCCTCGTCGATAATCGCGCCGGTCTCTTTTTTATGAAAGAACTCCGGGCACCTACGAAAATCACCCAGCGCGTGGCTGGACAGGAATTGGTTTCTTTTGGCATGGTATTCTTCGGCCGGTTCACTGATTATGAAGTTGTAGTTTTGCAAAATAATAGTCCTTTGTTATTGTTTGTTTTCGTTTCTGAATACTTCCCTGTCCCCACTCTGTACATACGAGCTGGGAGCGAAATTTTGACCCATTAAACTGGG